GTCAGAGTTTATACTGGCCAAAAGTGGAAGTGGGTCCTAGACCCACAGTCCAATATCTTCATACCCGCTGGGTACGAAGACGGTTCTCTTTTTCCAAACAATGCGATCTCTGGTCTGAAAGCCGTCACTAGACGGCTGAAAGAACTGAGACAGTAAGGCGGCATTGTAATCGCGGAACCGATGCTTTCGAGGCACCGGGACCGTGACGTTCAACCACACGCCATCCCAACCATGTCTTCTTACTGCACTCCACTCGCTTGAAGCGTCGTGTACTACAGTACTGAGGGTCGTTGGGCCACGTTGTTGAAAACGCCTCGGGAGCTCATACACCAGGTCCTTCCAAACTTTTCGAAGAAGGCGGGAACGATTCCCACCCCAGCCGAGTCGCTTGGCGAGGACGGAGATCTGGTTTACGAGGGACAGCGCACCTTGATCGTCTAAAGCGTTCTTCCAGTAGATCGGTGTGACCGTGTCGCCATTAAAGGCGTCACGACCACAGGATTCACGAAAGGGACCGCTCTTAAATGACTTCTCGGGATTGACCCTGAAGCCGAAGAGATCAAGGGCCTGAACTACTCTATCGAAAGATTCTGCAGGCACTATCAAGTCATCTCCGTAAACGGAGACGTCAGGGTTTATGGAACTGCATATGGCCCAAAAGAGCAAACTCTCGAGTTCGAAAGTGTACCCATTACCCATGCTCGACCACTTCTCGTACTTCCGCCACTTTCCATCGAGGAAAAATGACGGGGATCGGAGAGCGTCGAACACGGTAAGCCACGGAAGCGGCATCACTGCCGCAACCACTTCCTTCGACATGGTGTCGGAGGCGGATGCGAGGTCTATCGTCGCGTATTTATCGGTACGCGATCCGTAGATAGCCAGGGACTGATTCAGCCCCTGGTCGTCTAGATTGACTCCAAAGGAACGCAAGCGCGCACGGATGTACGCGCCCACGCCCTTCTGGAGCCAAATATTCCACCGCGGTTCCACCGCGATGGGACGATCGACTTTCGCACTCTTGGGAACAAAAGTAACCCTGTTACCCCGGGACAGCTCTAAATCGAGCCGCCCGGTCGTGATGTCCCCTACAAAGCAATGACCCAGAGATGTTATCTCTGAGAACACGGCCAAGTAAGGATACGCACCACCGGTAACAGATCCAGGACTAGACAATTTATTGTAGGCGGACGTCAGTCCCCTTACCGTAGAACCATCTGCTCCTGGGCCGAAGTTACAAAACTCGGTCCACCGAAACAAGCCTGATCCGAGCACATCACCAATTTTTCGGCGAACGCTAAATAGTAAGCGTTCGTCGTCGCGAAGAAATGAAATTCGACGCGACTGGTGCATAGCCCAGGTCAGGTTCGTCCGGCGGCAAAGCTCTTCGGCCTCCTCAAACTTAGCAACCGCAGCCGCCCGAGTGTCGATCGTGGTAGGAAGCCATTTTGCCTTCGATAGAAGGCGAGTGGCTTGATATGCACGAAAGAAACTCTCGGAATCAGCGTAATTAGTTGCAGAAATCTGAAGATTAGCTATCTCGTCCCACATCGCGTGCCTCATCAGTATGACTACTGTCAAGGCCCGCGGACAGGAAAGACTAGCTAGAATCTGCTCAGCAGTCCTAACATGACGATCGAGATCAATCTCTTTCATCGGTTTCTCTCCAGTGTGGGTGGGGGCGCTAACGCCCCACCATCGCGTTAAGTAAAGGGATGAAGACATCTGGGCTGTGGACGGTTTCCCTCCTTACGGAGTTAATCGCCCTGAACAGCGAGACCCACTCGAATCGACTGAACCTCCAGAGACTGTCCCCGTTAATAATAACGGGGTCGTAGTCCCAAGAACTCAGCCGACTTCGAATGGCGTCGTCACCCGGTAGGAACGCATCAAGTGCGTCCCTCACGTTTCGATACCTAAAGCCGAGCTCATCCATGCTGATAGTATCGAGAGAGCTCCAGAGCTTCCAAGCTCCGGGGCTCAACCCGTACCAACAGAGACAACGCTCAGCCGCCAAAACGTCGCTCAAAGCGACGCTCCGGAGAAGGTTCCAACAAGCCTGGACGTTCACATGTTTCACAACTTTGTGATCGCACCCAGAACATCCTGCAACCACTGGTACGAACCAGCGGATTGCACGAGCTTCGCAATAATCAAAATCGCGAAGAGCTTGAAGATAACCTTCATTACGCCCGCATTTGGTGCAGGCCATTTGGACTTGGTCCGACATGGTCTTTTCCTTTTGCGGGTTAACCCGCGGTTAACCCGAAAGCCGAGGTGCAAACCTCAGGCCGTCGGGTGGACGAAGTTTTCAACAGCAGAAGTGATCACGGCATCCCCGATGAAATCCAAAAGCATGGCTTTCAGATCCTTTCGGTTCTGGAGTGACGCCCTACTGGGCAGCACAACCTCGAAGGTTCCGAGACACTCGAAAGCCTTCGTGGGTTGCGGTGTGAATCCGCTCGCATCGTCACCCGCTACGCTTTCCAGCGTAGGGAGGACGAGCTTGCCGGAAACACGAGTGGTGCCGTTCGCGTTCTCCTTCACGGAGACCGAAGCGACACCAGCGCCCACCGGATAACCCGAGTTGGTCGTGAAGTCTTTCCAGATCGCAAGATCCGGAGTCGACTGCGTACCAACAAAGGCCCGGTTTACCGGAGTGCCAGCGGCATCCGTAAGAGTCAGAGTAGACATGAGTTTTCCTCAGTGTATTGTGAGCTTCCGATCGTGGTTAGCGACCAAAAGCAGTTCGCAACAGTGCTAATGCATTTGTTGCATGCTTAAGAGAGATGGGATCTTTAAAAGGTGGGAAATGTACCGGTGGGAATCCTGTAAGGATTTCACGCGCAAAGTACTTTACGTTAGAGTCGCCAGCACCGCCCGACCAAGTCGAGACGAAGCCAGCTGGGTTCACGTAAGTCCCAGGAATGGGTCTCACCTTCCACGAACCTTCAACCTTTGTAGTCAACCAACCTCGTTTGAAAACGAGGCCGTGATTATAGTCTAGGTTGTTGAGATAACTACCGACAGGCAAAAACCAATCCACCACAAAGCTGTATGGGACTAATTCCCATGCAACAGCAAGTGGATTCATGACGCCCGTGCGAGTGAGGAATTGTAAGCCTTCGCTTCCAACCTCATACTCTATGGCACCCTTGAGGGTGACATGCAACTTCCGCTCTGCCCTACAAGGTGGACAGTGAGAAGCGATGGCAGGGATGACAAATGACAAGTCATCCCATTCACCGATAATCCCACTGGTTACCTTATTCTTAGGGGGAGTGAAGTTAAGCGTGTTGGCCATTTCTTCAAGGCCACCAAAGACGTCGCTAAGTAACGGCTTCCATCCATACTGGATGGAAAGCCAATCCTTCGCGGCATCGCCGGAATTAGGGGGAACTCCTTGGAGGGGACCACGACGACGACCACCACGGTCGCCGCCGCCAGACCCTCCTCCCCCACCTCCGCGTCTTTGACCTCCACCACCGAGAACTCCAAGAGCCCCGCCAATATTGCCACGTTTCACGGCCCCGTAAGCAGATGCTAAACGGCGAACCGTGTCGGCGACAGTGTTGCAGGTTTTCTTGAACTCGGCGGCTGCGACCCCTAGGTTAATCTTTTGGTTTTTCGCCCGTTTCTGCAATTCAGCAATTGCACGATCACGGGCGCGACCAAGGATCCCTGGATTTTCGAAGCCATGGAGAATATCAAAGTTCGAGCTTAAGAGGGATGTAGGATAAGTGCCAGAGTAAGTGCCAGGAACAGAGGGGAACACAAAGTCCCCATGTTGACTGGCGGCTGACCACTTACCTTCAACCTTATAAGCAAAGTAGTTGTTTTCCACTTTATTGTGAGGCCAGCCGGGGGTGTTAGCTCCTACCCGATCCGCTTCCATTGAAGCGTAATCATGGTCGAAGTTGAATTCCTCGGTGCCACCGCCAGTATACGTGTTAGTTTGACTAGCACGCTCCTTAGCGGAACTATATTGTGGATAACCTTTTCGTGACATAGATCTTTCCTCTGGTGGTTGTATCAGGACGACCTGATAGCCGCCTGGATGAGGTTACGAGACGGGCCTCATGGCCCAACTGTAGAAGATAGCAATCTCGAATTTCTTCGAAACAGCGTCTCACCCGAGGCCCCAGTTTTACTG